AACGAGACGCAGAGCTACCACACGGCGGACGGCACGCCGCGGCGCATCGAGTTCCAGCTCACGATCGAGCGCGTCGACGACGACGTGCTGCGCACGCCGCGCGAGAAGAACACGCGCAAGGACAAGCGCTGATGACCACGTCGACGAACGAACGCACCACGAGGGCGGAATTGCAGGACGCGCCGCGCGTCGCGCGCCTGCATCCGCAGCCGGACTACCGCATTTCAGTCGGCGGCCGCGATCTGTCGCGCCTGTTCGCGCCGCGGCTCGTGTCGCTGTCGATTTCGGAATCGCGCTCCGACGAGGCGGACACCATCGATATCGTGCTCGACGACTCGAAAAACGATCTGGACATTCCGAAGCGCGGCGCGACGATCAAGGCGTCGATCGGATGGGCCGGCGAGCCGCTCGTCGACAAGGGCAGCTTCGTTGTGAACGAAGTCGAGCACAGCGGCGCGCCGGACATCATCACCATCCGCGCGCGCTCGGCCGCGATGACGAGCGGCATGCAGGAGCGCCGCGAGAAGAGCTGGCATCGGCAGACGATCGGCTCGATCGTCCACGCGATCGCCGGGCGCTACTCGCTGGCGCCGATCGTCGGCGACGCGCTCGCGAAGATCCTGATCGCGCACATCGACCAGACGCACGAATCGGACATGTCGTTTCTTACGCGTCTGGCGAAGCGCTACGACGCCGTCATGAACGTGAAGGATCTACGCTTGCTGTTCATGCCGATCGGCACCGGCCAGACGGCGAGCGGAAAGCAGCTCGACGTGCTCGAACTGACGCGCGCGAGCGGCGACAGTCATCGTTACCACGTGTCCGAACGCGAGAACTACGCGGCCGTGCGCGCGCACTACCATTCGACCGGCCGCGCGAAGCGGAAGTCGGTCATCGTCGGCGGCGAGAACAACAAGAACGTGAAGGTGCTGCCGGAAGACTACGCAACGGAGGCGGAAGCGCGCGCTGCCGCGCAAGCGGAGTTCAAGCGGATGCAGCGCAGCCAGGCGACGATGAGCTACACGCTCGCGCGCGGCCGCGCCGAACTGTTCCCGGAAATGCCCGTGACCGTGTCAGGCTTCAAACCGGAAATCGACGAGACGCCGTGGCTCGTGAAGAAGACAACGCACACGATCGGCGACGTTGGATTCACGACCGCGCTCGAGCTCGAAATGCGGGACGATCCGACGACGGAGCGGCACCGGTCGCATTTCAGGAAAGCAGGAAAATGAAATTCCTTTCGGATCAGGCCGGTGTTGCCCCGAACCAATGTCCGATCCCTTCGCCTCTCAGGTAGTAGAGCTTTACGCCGTTAAGAACGCGTTCCTGATTGTCTCCACCCTCCTTATACTTCGTCACCATATCCATGATTTTGGGTGTCACGGATTTGACGGATATGTCTGGAATAGCAGCAGTTAGGGCAGCAGCGGCCACCAGCACGATGTTGGCGGCGGTATCAGGGGTTCCGTCACTACCGCCGATGAACATGACTTCGAGAAGTTTCCCGGATTCTTTGCTCACACGAGCAATCAAACCCATGTGCTCGTCAAAGTCTGCGCGAACCGTATCTACAACGCTTCCATGGTGTTTGTTGGAGAAACGAGCCCGGAACGGCAAATCCATCGTTTTCACGATCTCATCGAAACGAGCCGCATATTGCTTGGGGGTCATGCCCAAGTCCCGATCCTCATTCGCATTGCCTTCTTTTTCGCCTTTACTTTCTGAACTGGACGATGCTGCCTCGACTGAGGTGGCTACGGCCGGCCGCGACACTCGTTGTTCTGCGGATGAGCTGCTTGCGGAAACATCAGGAGCCGCCAAAGAAGCAACCGCTGAGGAACTGGACGCTGATGCAACGCTCGCTTGCTCCTCCTCTGGAGCAAGCGTCCCAAAGAAGATCATCGACACGGCAAAACCAACAATGCCGGCACCCAAATGAGATGCGAACCCACGGTGCCCCTTGCCCCTCCAGAATTTCGCAAGAGCTCTCCAAACGATGCCCCAAATTAGGATCGTCACAACAAACAGAAGTAATACTTTCATGAGTTCCCCGGAATGAATAGCGCAATCGTGTGCGCCTGTTAGAAATTATTTTGCGAAAGCGCGACGAATTAGCGCCGGGCTGTGTCCGCTTTCTGCCATGCGGCACCATCACCCGTAGTCGCACACTGTCGGCGCACACCTGCTTGCATGACCACGCTACCGGGCGAATAGCGATTGCCGCCATATTCGCAATGTGGTGATATGGCAGCCACTTGATTCTGCGCGGACTTGTCTGGTCGGTGCATCACAACGTACATCGTCGCAACAACGGCTATCGTCACCGTTACGGCGATCGATACAGCAAGCCAAGGCGATTGCTTTTTCTGTTGCTGTGCCAGCGTGAATTCCGGTTCAATTGGCGCCGTGGCGTCGGCTTGTCGAACCGCGTGGTCGGCCTGTGACTCAGCGGGCGCGAGTGATTGCGGTGCGGCGTGTTTACGTTCGTTGAGCTCCGATTGAACAGAGGCACGCGGGGACTGATCCGCTGACCCGTTGCGTATCCACCCGTCGAGATACCGCATCACGCGTTCAAACAGATCACGCGGCATCTCGTCCATGCTCGAGAATTTGAACACCGTCCTCAAGCGGCGGTACACCATGAGTTTCTCGACACCGGTCTTTGCCTCAAGCTCAAAGACTTTTGCTCCGATTGCGCGCCGTTGGCGTTCGCTGATGTACTGCTTCGATTCTGCCCCGCTATGCAGGTGGATATTGACGTTGGCTTGCGCATTACTGGCCTTTACATCTCCGCCAGCAACCTGCCCGACCTCTCCGCTGAATTTCTGATTCATTACCTTCTTTTTCTCCTACGGCTGGCCTCGCCGTTTGTTTCTCCCAGGTGCGTTAGCTTTCCCGCTTCTTTTTTCGTCCTGGCCCCCCCATGTTGATTGTGAAGGGCGCCGTCACATCGCCAACCACGTGATTCCCGATCTTCGCCCCTTCGAAATTCTGATGAACCGCCTTGGTTTTCGCAGCCTTCGGCGCGACAGGAACCTGCTGCGTCATCCCCCCGATCATGCCGAGCACACCGGCACGCCCCTTCGCGTCAAGCGAGCGATATCCCGCAAGCAAGACTTCCTCGTCTGCCGACAGCTCCGATGCATTGCGCTGCCCTGTCAGCAAATACGCCACATCCACGCCCAGCGCGGCAATCGCTTCCAGATATGAGGAGTCGGGGCGCCGCAAACCGCTTTCATAGTTTTGCTGCGCATCTCGCTTAACCCCTCCAGACGCGGCGAAGTCCGTCTGATTCAATCCAAGGCGCAGACGTTCTTCTCGTAGGCGCTCCGCAAATGAATTCATTTGAATTTAAAATTCGTTGACATGAGGCCAAACGACCGCATATCATGTGTTTGTGCAAGGTTAACGAAGGGAAGTATACCGCCATGCTTCGCAAGAAAGCTCCCGTTACGCGCTCGCCGCGCGGCGTGTTGTCCAACAAGCCCGTGTACATGCGGCTCATGCCGGACGAACGCCGCACGCTCGAAGAGCTGTCCGCGTCCCAAAATCGCTCGACGTCCAGCGTCGCGCGACTAATCTACCTCGAAGGGGTTAAGCGGTATCAGGCCAAAGTTACCGACGCGAGCGCGCAAGCGCACGCAAATCCCGTTGTGGGGCATTGAATCATGCGAAACCCTGCCCTAATCGAGCCAGCGCTTCGCCATGCTCTGCACGGCCCCAAGCGTCAGGACGTGCAACAAGCTCTTGGATGGGATGACTCTCAGGTCAGCCGTTTCCTCAGCGGCGGGCAGGGAGTCGTGATCGACAAAATCGACACGCTCGTCGCCGCAGTCGGCTTCGTGCTCGTCACCCGCAAATACCTTGACGCCGTTGCCACACTTGGCGAAGTGGGCGTGCATTGCGAATGCGCCCGCCGCGGCTACGGCGAATGCCGCCCAGGGAGTTCGTCATGCGAATCCTGAATCGCTGCCCTCACTGCCGCACGCGAGCCACCGCACGCAGCAGCCGCGAAATGTCGCTGACCTTCCGCGAAGTCACGTATCAGTGCAACAACCCCGAATGCGGCCACACGTACGTCGTGAACATGGAGTTCGCACGCACGCTGTCGCCGTCCGGGACGCCTAATCTGTCGCTGAACCTGCCGCTTTCGCCGCACGTGCGCGAACGCCTCGCGCAGCAGCTCGAGCTGCCCGTCTAGCACCCTAACTCGCTTCCGCTGTTTCCCCTCGCATCGTGCCTAACCGGCGCGAGGGGGTTTTTTTGCCCGAAGAAAGGAGAAATCCATGCAGCACACCGCCACCAATGCAGTCCTCGTGTTCGAAACCGTCGAGTTCGACGTCGTCGACATTCATAACGTGCCATGGCTAAGGGGCCCGCAGATTGCGGGGGCCTTGGGCTACAACCGTGATGATCGGCTCGCCGACTTGTACGCCCGAAACGCCGACGAATTCACCGACGAGATGACGCAGCTCCTCGAGCTCGACACCGCCGGCGGCCGCCAGCAGGTCCGCATCTTCAGCCCGCGTGGCTGCTACCTGCTCGGCATGCTTGCTCGCACCGATCGTGCGAAGTCGTTCCGCGCATGGGTGCTCGACGTACTCGAGGGTCGCCTGGTGCCGCAACAGACGGGACGCCTCACCGTCTCGCAGCGCCTGTCAGCTTTGCGCTACCGCGGCATGCTCGCAAAGGACCTGTCTCGTACCACCGAGCGCGGCGTCGCACTCGAACTGTACGCCAACCTTCGCCACGTCTCCCGGCTCCTCGGCATGTCGACTACGGACCTCGACACGCTCGCGCCCGGCCTCAAGCAACAGTCCCTCGCCAACTGAAAGAAGGAGACGAATATGGCGACCTCCGCTGCCGCCCCGCTCATTTTTCCCTTCATCGTCTCTGACCTTCCACTCGAGAAACGCCGCGAATACCTACGGAAGCTCTGGAACGCCGACGTCGACGCCATCGTGTTTCTCGGCGCCGCCCGCAAGCTCGGCTACGCGCTCGGCGGCCGCTGGGATGCCGCGACCGACATGCCGGCGCTCGTTCCGACCATCCGGCTT